ATAACATTACCTTTTCGAATTTTAGCACCCTAAATGGCCCCATCAATACCAGCTTTATGGGCCAAGCCTTAGAGGTCTTTTACACCACCTATTTAAAATATGCGCTGGCTCGTCGTATATGCACGGAATATGATATTGCAATTCCACCGCCGGTTGTCGATCAGCTGAAAATCTATCAGCAATATATCTCCAAGAATTCAGCGCGTCTTGATTTAAACATGTCCAAAATCAGCACTTTTGATACGGATAACGCTATTAACTATGCGCAAGCCAATTTAGGTCGCGGTTGGACCACTTGATTTTTACAGGGTTTTTATACATTGAGACAATCTAACAACTCCGAAAAAGTCGCCGTTAATGTGGTCGGAAGCTCAACTTTCGGTCGCTACGCTAAAATATCATCTGAAAAAACCTACAATATGTTTATAAGTGATAACTGGCTTGTTAATTTCGCAGGCTATCGACGGCTGATGGATATTCTACCGAGCGGGGAAGGGCGCGGGATTTTTCATAGTACGCGCGGAAATTTATTGATTGTGGTTGTCGGAAGTTCGGTTTATGCTTTGGATACCGCTTTACGAAAAACATTCATTGGAACGCTTGCGACTACTACCGGAGAAGTGTTCATGGATGAAAATTTAGCCTCTCAAATTTGTATCGTGGATGGCGTGAAAGCATATATTTATAATTATAACCTGGCACCCATGTTGACGCCGCAAACATTAAGCGGCTCGCTTATCCCAAATTATGTGACATATCATAACACTTTCTTTTTATTTGGCAATGCCGATACCAGCACAAGCGGGGCCACCTGGTACGCCTATTCCAGAGCCAGCGACACCACCATCTCTCAAACGACCCAAATGGCCTTGCAAACCAAGCCGGATTACGCGCTGGCAATCGTTCGTTTGCCAGGACAGGGTAACAACGTGTTGGTTATGGGAAGTACGGTCAGCGAAGTTTTTACCCAAGTGGGCGGCACAATCAATTATCGGCGCAATTCCACCTTTAATATCGACTATGGTTGCAGGAGCGTTTCAACCATTGCGACCAGTGACAAATACGTCATGTGGTTGGCATCTAACGAATCTAACTCTCCTGTCTTAATGGTGGCATCAAACCAAGGTGCAGAGCGATTATCAACCGACGGCATTGATTACCTTTTAGGTCAAATTCAATTTCCAGCGCAATCAACCGCCATGTTTTATAGGCAAGACGGCCATTTATTTTATCAGATCACCTTTTATAATCCCGCTGATAACTTGACCCTCGCCTATGACTTTAATACCCAAAAATTCTATAACTTAAGCGATGAATTTTTAAACTATCATCCAGCGCGAGACGTGGTCTATTTTGGATTAAGCACCCTTTTCATATCATTAAATAATGCAAGCATATACGGCTATTCCACCAATTACACGACCATTAATGAAAATTTGCCCGGGCTTAATGATCCCACCCTCATTCATGAAATGCAACGCATTCGAATCACGAATACTATTAGGCAAGAGGATAACTCCCGCCGCGTAGCTAACTGGTTTGGCCTCACCATGGAGCAAGGATGCGACCCGGATGTTTCCACCATTTCTTTGTTAAACAACTTAGATAATTTAATTACTGAAGATCTCTTTTTCCCACCTGACAATCAAATTGTGACAGAAGACGGGGTTTTAATGGTCGATGAGGACTCCGGCGGTGGCATAGGCGCAGGGAATATCCCCCCTCCCTATCAACCACGTGTAGACATGAGCTTTTCAAAAGATGGTGGGGAAACCTGGAGCAACACGGTTGCCCGCGAACTAAATCCCATAGGTTATAGAAAGAACATCCTAAATTGGCAAAATTTGGGGTTATACAACGAGCTGACCCTTAAGCTTAGGTTTTGGGGTACTTATCGCTTTGTCGTCTATGAAGGCTTTATAGAGAGGAAACCATGAGCGCAACAGATCCCATTTCTTTACCGACCTACATCAAAGATGTAAATGAGGAAAACTACCACGAAGAGTTTAACCAAACGGCGCGTTATCTTTTAAGCACTGACGGCTGGAGCGGGCCTGCGTCTTTAACAACCGCACAGGCCACCGCTTTATCGCCTAATTGGGACGTTCCAACCTTCTTTTTTAATACCGATTTAAAGAAATTGCAGGTCTTAACGGCCCCAGGCGTTATCGAGACGATCACCTCGGCGTGAACTATAATTCGAAAGAAGCCAAGGAGGGCTTATTATGAGTTTTTTTAGAAGCTTACTACCTTTAGCAGGAGCCGCAGCAGGCGGTTTTTTCGGTGGGCCTGCGGGTGCCCTGATTGGGGGCGGTTTAGGTAGCTCTTTTGGGGGCGGTAGAAGGAATAATCCCAATCCAGTAAATGGAGCAATGGATTATGTTCAACAAAATCCAGCCATGTTTAAACAATATTTAGAGCCTTGGATAAATAGAGCTAATACCTCGGCTAATAATTTACCAGGTCTTTATGATCGCTCTGAAAGCTTATATGGAAATACTCCTCCTGAATTAGAAGAGATGGCTAATAACCCCTCCGCTTTTTTAGATAAAATCTTTAAAGGCTATAACCCCTCCGAGGGCTATAAATTTAAAGAAAATCGTCTTTTAAAAGAAATGGGGAACACGGCAGCGGCGTATGGATTGGCTGGCACTGAAGAAGACCAGCTTAATCGAGGTCAACAAGTCAATGGTCTTCTAAGCCAAGATATGCAGGAATATTTAAATAACGTTCTTGGAATTCAAGAGACAGGACAAGCCGGCCGGGAACGATATTTAGGAGGCAGAGACCGTGCGCTAACCAATAGGATCATTGGGGAGAATCAATCATTAGATAGAGGGGCAAATGCGGCTTCTAATCTTTCAGGCTTTGTCGGTAGTAACAATACCAATGCGGCAACACTTTCATATGGCGGCCAAAGAGAAAATAACGCGGACAGAAACGCCAGTCGTAATAGGTTATTGAACATGCTTGCCATGGGTGCTAAATATGCTGGCAGTAATTGGGGCGGATTCGGAGGATAAATAAATGTCTTTACCACTAATTGGATTTCCACCGGCTCCTGATGAAAGACCGAAAGAAGATGCTTTTGGGGCTATTTTGCGTGGTCTAATGGAAGGGGAGGACCGTAAGCTTAAAAGAGAAGAAAAAAAAGGGATAATTGATGAGAGAGAATTAGGTAATGCTTTGTTAAAAGAATTTGGCGCAAGGGAAAAAGAGGCTAAAATTAAAAAAGATGAAAGAGACGCTAAGTTTGGCAGCCTAACGGGTGGTCTTGGTCAAGCAATGGGACTTCATTTGCTAGAGCAAGAGTTAGGCCCAAATCATCCTGTCGTAAAAAATGCTAAAGAAAGGTATAAACTAGAAAAAGAATCACAGGAAAAATTAAATGATTATCGTCAACAATTAATAGATACTGAATATAAAAGAAATGCCTCGTCACAATCAAAGCTTGATAGTGAACTTGAGGATATTAAAAACGGCATTAGACCTGGGTCTAGGCAAGACCCTATTCCTTTAAGACCAGGCGAACAAAAACAATTAATATCTGAGTGGAAAGCTGCAAAAATGAAACAAATTACGGATCCTGCTATAAGGGAAAGAAATTTGTTTGCATCTAATATTGACAAGACTTTATCAACCTTTAAGCCCGAAGATTTAGTGCAATATGCCGGGATTGCTGGAGGATTAAAGAAAAAGAAAGAACAAGGCAAAGCACTTGTTGGGAAAGAATCCGAAGAATATAGGAAATACGAACAAGCACTAACCTCTGTTGAGGTATTATCCAATCAAGTTCGGCAGTTCTATAAAGGATCTGTGCAACCTTCGGAAATGGCACACTTAAAAGAGCTAAGCAATCCATCTACATGGTTAAACAATCCTAAAATTGCATTGGAAAAATTTAATCGTGTAAAAGAAATTTTAGAGAAAGAAACCGATACGTTTAGAGATGCAGCGATAGGAATAGAGGCTTATCAAAAACCTTCTAAAGAGGAGGGGTTATCAAGAATACTATCGAATCCGGCTCAAGCACTGTCGGACGAAGAGTTAGAAAAAATTATTTCGGGTGCAAAATGAGTATTACTCCTGAACAAGCACGCGCCGAACTAGAAAGAAGGAGGCAAGAGAGGGCTGACCCTCCCACTGCAATTCAAAATATTACCCCCGAAATGGCCAAATCAGAATTGGCTAGAAGAAGAGAAGGGAGGCCCTTGCAAGACGAAGGGAACTCTATAAATGCTGCTGCCCATGGATTTAATAGTAAATTCGAAAAAGTATTTCACGGTATACTTCAACCATTGCTAGAAGGTAATTTATTTAATACAGAATTTGGTAATAAAGTTACAAATGCCTCTAAAGAAATGGCGAGAAAAAGAGAAGAGGAATCAGAGCGTTATGATAAAACAAATCCTTTATCTTCTATGGCTGGGGGCTTGGCGGGTGAAGTTGGGCTGGCGTTGCCTGCAATGCTTGCGGGCGCACCTGCAGGAATACCAGGAATGATGTTAGCGGG